AGAGGGGCCTTCCACATGAAGTTACCCTTGACCACTGGGTTTGGGTACATGTTATTGTTAAAGTCTATCTGCTGATAGATCTTACCGATATTGAATATGCTGCCGTCGATGCTATCTCTGAAAGCCTCCTCTTCGGTAAATGGAAACTGCCTTACAACTTCGTTCAGTTCCGAGGGGTCATTCTTTAGGCTGTCCCTCTCGTTTCTGAGGTACGTCTTGGCCCCAATGTCGATGTCCTCAGCGTCGATACCAAGCACGGCACTGTCTGGGTCCTCTGTAACTGCATTGCCATACTCATCAAAGAATCCTTCGAGGGCATCGTAAGCTGGTATAAATAAGCGATAGAGGCCGCTTTTAGTCCGACCGTTTGCATTGCGTTCATCTGGATTTGAATCTTCCCATAGGGCTTTATACTCTTCCCCACCTTTGTCCATGGGGTTCACTGTGCTACCTACAAGAGCCTTGCCAACTATGCGTCGACCGACAATAAGGCAGGTTCTTTCGATACGCCATGCCTCACGTATGTCAACGGGCTTCTCCCACTTGCCAGCCTCGTCTAGGTACAGCATGTGAAGCTTCTCTCCATCGTATGCGTTGTTCGTCGTGTTCTTCCAGTTAATGATCGTATTGAGAGCGTCTCCAGTCCTAGATGTCTTGTTGTTCTTTGTAATGCGCTTAGACGGCTCACGGAATGCCAGCTCCATACGAGGGTTCGTGGTACCGTCCTGGATAGGCTTGAAGAAGAATGGGTATGACTTAAAGATCGGAACGACCTTCTTCATGAAGATGTTCTCCTGAGAGTCTTTACCAGTCTTCGATTGGATTCCAAGAAGCTTGTCTTTAACCTGCGTAGCTTCGTCGACAAGTACAGAAGCACAGATATTAGTGTACCCAGAACGGCGACACTTAGTATAAAGCTGACCGATACAACGGGGATCAGCTTCGCACGCAGCCATGTGGAGAAATATTTCACGCTGGAAGGCAAGGTAGTAAGGATATCCGATATCAATTTTCGACCACTGGAGAAGCATGTAATGTCTCCCTGTAATGTACGTAGGCACGCCATTGTTGTAAAACCAAACACCGTTACGCCTGCGCTCAAACTCCTTCTCGATGAAAGAAGAAAAGCGCTTTCGAAACTCGGAAGGTTTTTCGAACCACTCATCCATACTTCTAATCCTCTGCAGTTCCTCAGGCATAGGCTGCCTCTTCCACATCTGCAGTTTCTTTGGTTTGTCATGGAAGAGAATCTCCGATCTGGCTGGCTTCTTTGGAAGAGCAATGTCCAGCCCATAGATCTCGATGACTTCTCCCACTCGACCTTCAGAATCCAGGGAAACAACTTTTTCATCATATCCTTCTACGTCTAAGATCATCCCCAAAGATTTGCACCTATCTCCAAGAGCCTCTCTTCGTTTCTGATGAAGTTTTTGTAGTATTCATCATCCCACCCGCTATGAGAGGCTCTACACATAGCTAACGGCTCCTCGCCCATCATAGATTTTAATTTTTCAAACCTATCCTCTAAGTTATGATCTTTGCCTACAAACCAAGGATCTCTCCTCCAGTAGCTTTTTACTTCGTCGCTATCTACTGAGGTTATTACAAAGTCATTTAGATGATTGCACTTGGCTCCTTCTTCAAATACAGCATCCTCCCAAAACACAACCTTGACGTGCTTGAGCAGACAGTTAGATAAATAGTACTCTCTGTGGGGTTTTTTTGCGCTCTTAACATCTACCTCAATAGAATAGTTTGTCGGCTCTTCAACTCTCTCTTCAAGATTGTTGATCCACTTTATCATATTGTCGTCGCATGAGAAGTCTGCATCCCACTTAAATGTCCAGTGCTTGTTACACAGAGACAAACATTTGTTGTAGTACTTGACCAGCGAGTTTGGGTGATCATCTGGAGTAACCAATGTTTGATAACCAGGGAGAGATATAGGAGTTTCTATTTCATGTACAATAATCGGCAACCCGCTTTTCTGCTTCTCCAACACAATCTCTTTTGATCTATCAGTGCATCTGTGAAGCACAACAACAATTTCATGATCAATAGAAACACGTCTAAGAGATTCTAGACTTTCCCCGATGGTGCTTTCTTCGTTGTGACACTTAACCAGGAATGTAACCCCCTTGCCATCTCTAACTTTTTTTTTTGACTCGGAGTCTTTGATCTGATACCAGCCGCTTCCAGTGTAGACGTTTAGAACATCTTCAAAGTATCTCTCGTACATCGGGGCTACGTTCTCAAGAGAGAATTGCTCTCCTTTCTTTCTGCACTCTTTGTAGTCGATCTCTTTCGACATCAATTTTTTTGTGGCCTCTATAAAATCATTAAAGGTCCTACATCTATATCCTGTAACTCCCTCGATGTTGTTTTCAGAGAAAGCACCCCAGTCTGTAGTAATTGTTGGAGTACCACTGAGGAGATTCTCTATTTGAACACCACCAAACGGTTCTAGATACATGGACGGGATATAGCTTCCCATGGCGTTTTTCATGAGCTCTTTCCGTTCTTCAACGCCAGCGTAGCCAACAAATTCAACATGGTCTGGCCACTTGTAGTCAGGGTTGGCGTATTGGTCTGATGGCTGCCCAGCAACTTTCAATTTAATACCTAAACGTTCAGTAACCTCGATGGCAATGTTGACTCCCTTTCCATCGTAAACTCTTCCGACAAAAAGCATATAGTCTTCTCTATCGTCAGGCCCACACTCAAAGTCTTTTAAGTCGAAGTAGTTTGGAATCACAACGTCATAATGGCTCATATTGCACCTTCCGCAAGCATAGATCCCTTTGTATGCGTGCATAATAGCATAAGACTCAAAGACCTTCCATTGCGCCCAGTGCCCTCCACTATATCCAATGCCTGGCTCTACTGTGATCAAGTCGTCGTGAGCATCGCATACTTCTTTTAAGAATGGACCCCAGAAAGGGAGGATGAAGTCGTTAGGTGTTTTTCTCTTACCTATCTCTTTAATAGACGATTCAATAAACTCCCTATACGCTTTATCGTTTCTATCATAGGTAAAATTCTTGTTCTTGAAATCATAGGTTCCATAAACCTCCTCCCACGTCTCCTGAGACAGGACAGTTACGTTTTCAGAACAGTCTGGATTACTACCTGCTGTTCCATAGTGAATAACTTTGTGCCCTCTAGAGGTCATCATCTTGCAGAACTTAAAAACCTTCTGGGTGAAGGCGCAAGCAGAAAACTCCTCAGTTGTTTTTGTGTGAGGCACACCGAGAACGTGAAATGTAAACTTCATGTTTTTAGAATACTCGGCCATGACTGTCGCGTCGAAAAGCGGGCATGCCTGATTTAGGATTTTTGACCTCCATGTATTTGCCACACGGACACTTGATGTCGTGGTAAGCGCCATCGTCACCGAACTTGATGCTTACCCCACTCTTTGATTCTTCGTGCGCTTTCTCGCACTTGCAAATGTAGTCTGCCATATTATCGTCCTTGCGAAGCGTAAGGCTTCTTGTAGTTCTTAGATGTCTTACTCTTAGACTGCTTAGTCTTTGCGTGTACTCCCTTGCGTTTCACCTTGTTAGGTGCGTACACTTCAATGTTTTGTTTAGCCATTTTGATTTAATTTGTACCCCCGCCAGGATTCGAACCTGGGACCCACAGCTTAGAAGGCTGTTGCTCTATCCAGCTGAGCTACGAGGGCGTTTGATTAGCTCTCGTACTCTCCGTTCCACATGTCCTCCCAGAACTTATAGCGCTCTTTGTCCTTGTCGGTGATGGTCATGTTCTTCCACCAGAACGTCTTACTTTGAGAACCGCTCTGCGAATCCCCCTGAGTAGTCTTTGTCTTCTTCGATTTGCCCATTTTCATTTAATTCTTTCACCATCTGTTCTAGCTTCTGTCGCTCGACGATCAGCTCTTTGCAGTCTATGGCGGTTTGTTTAATTGATTGTAGCTCTGCCTTCCTGGCCGAACCGTTTATTTCTGAGTCAACTGGTTTCTTTATCTCTTGAATCATGTTGTCGATGGCGATAGCCATGGAGTCCATGAGTCTTTGAGACGCATCAACTGTCCTGAATTTCGTAGAGGAGCTGCGAGATCGCGATCCTGTAGTAGTCTTTGCCATCAATTTCAATTTTGTAGTCACGGTTCTTCTTGAATCCAACAACAGCCCCTGCCTTGAGATCCAGATCAGGCACATCAAAAGCCAGGATCCCTTTAGTTACTTCGGTGTCTTTCAGCTTGACAACTTCAATCAGATCACTTACATTCTCTTCATCTTGATCCATGTGTTTGATAAGAGCCCAGCCAGCGAGGGT